GTTCCGTAGTCGCTATGGGCGGCCACGAGAGCTTCAAAAGTTTTGGGTTCTTCCTTTTTCTCGGAAGGAACTTCGATTGAAGGGGAGGCGGGGATGGGCTTGATGCCGAACTCGGTTAGAACTTTTTTCACGACCTCGCTCATTTCCTCGGTCTTCTCCTCTTTCTCATCTTCATCTTCTTTTTCGATGACGATCTTGGGAGCTTCCTCGGCCATCTCCTCTTTCTTCATTTCTTCCTTGGGTTTCATTGCCTCTTCCAAGGCAGAGAGACGAACCTTAATTTCGTCCATATCTTTTTTGTAATCTGTGTTTTCCATATTGGTTTTGTCCTTTTTGTCAAGTGGAGATTCCTCCACGGCTTGTTTAACTACGGCTGGGATTGTCTTTCCTCCACTTACATATCCCAGCTTTTCCATAAACTTTACCATTTCTTCAAAGAGGCCATTGGTGGCCGCCGGGGAGGAAACTAAATCCGCAGAGGCGATGCTCTGGGGGCGAATATAATCCTTGCCGTCAATCGTTTCGGACTCATTCACAAAGGCTAGGGAAACGCCAAACTGGTCGGGGGCTTCCGATGCCATCTCTTTAATCAATCCGTAGTGGGGGCTATTGCGAAGAAGGCGAAGGTCTGCAACCAGCTTATCCCCTTCGATGCGGGGGTTTCTGGCGAAGGCTACGACACTTTCGAGACCAGAGCCGTGGTTGATCTTCACCTTAATTCCGTTCCTTGCTCCCTTCATAAGTTTGAGGGCGGTTTCTAGGCTGATCTTATCCACGAAAAGGTCGTGTCCTTTAGCCTCTCCCACCTCCAAAATGCTCACACCGCCTAGCTCCATTTCCTCCATCTCCTCGTCCCGGTAGGTAGAATAGGCAACCGCCGCCCTTTGTTGTTCGTCTGGGAAGTCGCTGATAGCTTGCTCGTCACCCATAAAGCGGGATACAAAGTCTTGCTCGGATTCGTCTGCGGAAGGTAGGGGTAGAGGCATAAATGCCTAGATTATGTCAAAGAAGGTCGCCGTCTGCCGCTCGGTATGACTTCTTGACTTCACCGCCACCAGCCATCTTGAGAAACTTGTTCACCCTTGCCATTGCCCAAGCGTTCCTTGAGTTGGGCTTGCCCCCGCTGATAGTGGGTCGGAAGCTAGTAGAAAACGCGCCCGCCCCCCTTCTGAATACTTTCTTCAATGCTCCAAGGGTAGGGGCTTTCCTTGAGGGATGCTTGTCCTTGAACTCGGCAATCTTGTTCTTGAGGGCTTCCTCGTTCTGTTCTGAAATCTCGATGTCCCCCGCTTTGCTTCGGGTGGATGCCGTACCTTTGGGGTTTTCCTTTGAGCCTTTGATTCGTTCCTTGGGAGGTGCGGGGGTTTGGGAGACTGGTCGGGCAAGTTCTTTGTCCTTTATGCCGTAAAGACCCTTTATATATATTTGCATGGCCTCTCGGTATTTCTCTTCATCAAAGTCTTTTTGCGGTATCATCATTTTAATTCTGGCCCCTTGTATTTTTTATAGAGATCATAAACATCTTTAGAATATGTTTTTCCAGATACATGACCAGAAAATGTTTCAGCGACAAACTCCATTGGGTTTTTTTGTGCATATTCGCTAACTTTGCCAGCGATAGCCAAGCCTCTTTCTGCGTCTCGTCCTTGACCAAATCCACTTCCGTATTCAACCGCCTCTTCATAAGATATGTTATTATGATGTGCGTTATGACCATACTCGTGAGCGAAAACATCGGTTGATGTGAACCATCCTTTTTCTTTGTTTTCCGCAATACTCTCTCTCATAGATTTTGAATTAAAATCTTTGCTGTAAATAATCTGATTTTTTAGAGTTCCCTCTTCTTGGTGTGCGACTGCAAATGAACCCGCAAATGCTGTGCCATAGCGAGCCTCAATATCGTCTGTAAAAATTTGATACGGCGGCGGGATTGCATACCCCTTGCTTTTTAGGTTTTGCAAGGATTTAGAAATATCTTCGGCGGCTTCTTCATTTTCCGGCAATTCTACCCTTTCAATCCCTAGGTCTTTTACGGATTGTGTTGCCTTTTCTCTTTTTGTTTTTGGGGTTGGAGGCTCTGGTCTTTTCGGGGGAGGCAGGGGTGGAGTGGTGTCTTTCTGTTTTTGGGGCTTTTCCTTTTTTCCTTGTGGAGTTGGTCTCTTGTAATCCTTGGGGAACTTCCCACCGGGTCTGGTTGGGGTGTAGCCTCCCTTGAGTGGGGGTCTGCCGTAGCCTACCGCACATTCATTGGATGGCCCGAAAGTTCCACCCTCATCTTGCCCACAATCCCTGCCAGCAACAAACTCGGTTTTCTTGTCCCTCGACTCCATCTGCCCAACTACTTTCCTTGCCCAAGCATACCCAGCGTCTCCACCCCAGCCATTCCACGCCTGCCAGCCTTTGCCCTGTTCCCCAAAGGTCGCTCCCTTTTTGTCCACTTCGTGCCTATCAAAAAAGGCTTTCATTCTGCGAACCGTGTCGGGAGACATCTTCACCCCATTGATTAAATCTCTAGCCCTAGCGATGCCCACAGGGGTCATTCCCCTTTGGCTGGGTGGTTTCGTCTCCCGCACATCCAAGGCTCTTTTAGCGGCCTCCCTAGCTCCTTCTGGGGGCGTAAAATCAATCCCATCGTACTTTGCCAACTCAATCCCGCCCATCATCCCCTCAATCAGCATCTTAATAGAAGCTGGGTCGAGGCTTTCTAAAATCTCTAAACTACTTTTTTTTTGCGCGGTTGCCGTGGGGGCGGTCGGGGGCGTAGTAGGTTCTGGGGCTGGGGGTGTTGAGCCTCCCGAAGAGTCCCCTTCTTGGTCTTTTGCAATCTGCTGTTTCTCTTCTTTGGTCGTGGGGATAGCCGTTCCGATGTTGACTCCGGCCACGATTGCCCTTGCTTGGTCTGGGCTGATGGTCGGGAAGGCCGCCGTGATAATTGAAACCGCGCCCTCCTTGGAAACTGCGCCCATTGCCACGGCATTGATAACATTGATGAGTGAGGCAACTTGCGCTCCATTGAGTGAAGCACCACCGAGCATATCCTCGTCCGAAGGTTGTCCAGCGGGTGTCTGCTCGCCTTCTGTTGGGGTCGCTTGTGCTTTTTGTGAGTCTCTCGTCAATCCCTCTGCGGCGATGTCGGAAATCGTATCTGCCGATACTTCGTACTCGCCAGCCAAATCCTTCACTAGCTTGGCCTCAATAGCCCTTTGTCGCATAGCACTTTCAAAGTCTTGCCCTCGCTCTGCGTAGATGTCGGCGGCGGTGCGTAGTCCCGTCTTGAACTCGGAGATTGCGGAAGCGGATTCTCTGCCTAAATCAATAGAGACATTCGCCCCAAAGTTAAAGATGCCCTTGGTCGTTCTGCTTCCAACATTGTTCTCAATCAATCCCCTTGCAACTCCATCGGCAATTACGATGTTCTTAATTGGTCGCAGAACTTTATCATCTAGGAGCTTCTGGTATCTGCGGAAGGTGCGCCCCGCTTGTTGCATCTCAAGGCGGGCGGTCGGGCCAGACATAGCGGAGGGATCAACGGCGAAGCTGTAAGGGATGCCCACGCCCAAGCAAATGTTGCGGAGTAGAATCTTGTGGAACTCTGCGAACGCACCAGAGGGACGGCTCGGGCCATCGGGGAACACGATATCCTCACCCGGCTCTAGGTAGGAGATTTTGCCAGACTCAATAGCTTCGAGCTTTATCGTGTTCCCATTCAAATCCTCGTCGTTCGTTAGGGTGGAGAGGTCGGAGGCATTGTTGTTATTCCTCTTTACGATTCCAGCTTGTGAACTTGCGTTCTTTGCGGCCATCTTCTCAAAGTTGATAATATCGTAAATGTCTGTTGCGTCATTTATGGCAGTATGAAAAGCAGAGATTCCTCGGTACTGGTCGATGCGTAGCGGGTCGAATAGGTGAAAGGCTTGGCTTGCGGGGATGGTTGCTTGGTAGGTGTAGAAATCCCCGATGCTTCGGTTGTAAATATCGTAGGCACTCGGCGCACCTGTATCTCGATCAATATGAATCCCACCGATCAAATCTAGGCTTGTATAAACCTTGAATGGGTCGCCCAACCTATCTGCCTCAATGCCTTGAATCTTTAGGTTGCCATCCTTATCTCGAACCAAAACGAAAAGGAAGTCACCATCTCTCAACATGCTCATCATTGCGACCTGCATAAGTGTTGAACCGGTGTGCCTCGTGGAGATGTCGCACTTGTCCCACCACTCTGCCCAATATGCCTCCACCTCGGTATTGACTTCGGGGTTTTCTGTTCGGGCTTGGTAGGAAATGTTTGCGGCGGTATGGCTGGCAAACTTCATAAGGATGGAGCGAACAAGGCCAACATTCTCTGCCAAGTCCCTCGCCCTTTTCATCAGCTCTACTCGGTCATAGTTGGAACGATAATCTTCCGCACCAGAAAGAGAACTCGGCCCTTTGCGTTCCCTTGTATATTTGACTGCATCGTAAGAGAAGTTGACGAGCTTCTGCCGTGCAATCATCCGATTAACTGCCCCCTGCGGGTTCAGAAAGGCAACCGCTTTATCGATTAAGTTTAGCTGGGCTTTTTTCACGAGAAGTTGGCGTAGGTCGTGCGGATACGAGTGCCGTTGACAGACTGGATGGCAAGGGTTAGCTCTGCGATAGTATCACGAACTTCCCCAAGATTCGCCCTCGAAAAAGAGCGTCCCGCTATCGAATAGCTAGACCCAGCCACCGCAATCGCCTCAAGACAAGTCACATACTTATCACGCAGAGAAGTTAGGGTGGCAAGGGGTAGCCCAATGAAATCACCCTTCGCCATTCTCAACCTCCTCTGTCAAACTTGCGGGTGAAACTTTGAGCCGTCCGTGGAGTGCCGCCCCCACGATGTTCATACATTCGCAATCCATTAAATGATTGTGCTTCCCAATTTGCTTCCACACAAGTCTTTCCCTGCCAGTCATAGGATTCTTCACCCTTACCTTGACCTCTGCTTCGATATGCACCTTCCAAACATCGGGCGTATCTAGGGCGATGAATCCCTCCTCTTTGAGAAGCTGGGAGAGGATATCTTTGATGGATGGGTTCGACCATCGCCAAATCGGGCAGAGCTTCCACTTCCACCCCGCCTTGGATTGAACTGCCTTACCAGAGAAGGGGTCGCCATTTGCGATTCGGGCGTATGGCCTTTGAACCTTCTGCTCGTTCACGATCTCGGAGAAGCTGGTCTTGTCCGAACCGACCAGCGCAACCCAGCCGTTCTTGCAACAATTTAGATATACCTCTCTGGTTTGATCGCCCGAGTCAATTAGAACGCATTTATCCTCAACACCAAACTCGTCTTGTTTTGCCTTTATGTCTCCCCAAGTTTCTAGCCTACCCGCCCACACAAGCCTTGGTTTTCCCTCCAAATCCCAAGCCCTAACCACACACCAAGCGTGGAAGCCCCCCGCCTCTTGGATGTCGCAACTCATAATCAGCTTATCCCCCATCCGAACCTCTCCCATCTTGTAAGCACCGGGAACTATCTGCATCTTTTCTGATTCGTGTTCCATCCAAGGCTCGGCAAGAACACGGTTCACGAAATCTTGCAGGCCGATAATCCCGCTGTGCTTATCTTGCAGGAACTTGACCGCCAAGCTCCCGAAGCTAACCCACGGAGCGTATAGGCCGTTGAGGTGATACGAGCGTCTGGCTGGTTCACCCTTGGGATTGGTTGCCCTCCACTCCCCTTCTCTCAGCATCTTGGTTTTCTGGCCGTCTTGAATCTTGCCCTTACACCCTTCGCACTCATAATAGGTCGAGGATTTAACTAGGGCATAATCATAAACGCCATCTTCTATCTTGGCCGCTTCATCCCACTTCACTTGCCCCCAGATTAGTTTTTGTTTTAATCCACAATGGGGGCAAGGCACAAAATAGAAACGCATATCGCCCTTCTGCCATTCAGCCCAGATTATTGAGTCGGCAGTTGTCGGGGTGCTGGTTGCTATGATTAAATGATTGGGGTAGGTGCTTACTCGTGCCTCTGCTAACTGCACCGGATTGGCTTCCCTCCCCGACCCTGCTTGCTCTGGAAACTTGTCCACCTCATCCATACAGAGCAACGCAATCGAGCGACTAGAAAGAGCCGAGGCACTTGTTCCTGCCCACCACACCGAGCATCGCTTAAAATGTTGCTCTAGGATTTTGATTCGGTCTGTATTTTCTGGCCGTTCTTTGGCTAGGGCTGGGCAATCGTCCACCATCGGAAGCCAGCGGGTTTCTGTAAATGATCGGGCTAGATGTTCCGAGGGCATCACCCACAAGACCGGACAAGGCCGTTCTGCTACTCGGTAGGCTAGGCCAGCGAGAATCGTTGTCGTCTTTGAGGTCTGCGCTCCCCAGACAAGGACAACCCTCCGAATCGAATCATCGCCAAAAGCCTCTAGGGGTTCTCGGACATAAGGAGTGAGGGTTGTCGAATATGCTCCGGGTATATTCGTTACCCTAGCCGAGAGCGTAAGGTTTTTCTCTGCCCATTCTGGGATTGATAGTTGTTCTCTTGGCTCAAAGAAACTTCGGCTGAACGCCCCGATGTTCATCTCTTGACCAGATAATCTTTTGCATACGCCCACGCTGGGTTCATGTGGATTTTGTGGTGGCACTCAAAGCAAACCGCCAAGAAAAACTCCACCTCATTTAGCCTATCCCCAAACCTCCCTCGCCTATGGTGAACTTGGCTCGCCATCTTGCTCTGGCAAACTTGGCAGACCGGCGTGTTGCCTAGAAACTTCTCTCGCACATCAGAATAGACCTCGTTCTGCTTTTGTCTCTTGGCAGACACTCGGCGTAGTTTCCCGCCTCGTTTGAGTGGGGTTTTGCGCTTGAGGGGAGAGCGTTTCATTCGTCAAAGAACGGCAGAATCAATCCCAGCAAACCAAGGGTGGCAAGGATGATAAGGAAACATTCATTCACTTTTTAATCCATTTCCCGATGCACTCAAATAAAGTGGCGAGCAGATAGGCGAGAATAATGCAAGCCCAGAACGCCACATTGAGTAGCACGATTCCAAGCACTATTCCGACCCCTATTTTTAATCCCAATATCATTTAAACGCCCCCTCTGCTTTCTGGATGGTAATGAAGATTTGATTGATTCCGTCTTGGATGGCTTGCTTTGCACATTCTGGGTCTGATGGGTTTGCTCTGGCCGCTAGGCTCGAAGGAAGGGCATCCAGAAGCGATCTGATTGCCCCGTGCCACTTCGTTATCCATTCCTGCACTTCGCCCATCCGAACCGTGACTCGGCTCACCTCTTCCCATCGAGCGTGTTCCATTTCTGCTTCTGCGACTCGCTTTTTTGCTTCGCCCCATCCTTGCACCGCCGCCCTCATTGCGACTGGGTTTTGATTGTTTGCCGCCGTGGCTACCAATGAGTAAGCAACTACCTCGGCTTGCTTCGCTCGATTCAATCTGCCAAGCGAGGTTTTCGATTTGTATGACTCGGCATCCGAGTCTTTTAATGGCTCGGAGGAGATCGGGGATGGTGTTCGGGCTATCTGTGATTTGCTCACTCGCTTCTGATTGGCGAGCCTCCACCTTTGAGCGTCTGACTCGGAAGTGAGGGGCATTCCTCGCTTTACCATTCGAGACAACTGCCCCGCATCGATGCCCCACTTTTCTCGGAGTTCTTTTTGGGTAATCATTGGCTATGGTAACTACGGAGGGATAGTCCTTATTCATTTGGCAAGCGTGGCCTTTTTGCCAGTAAGGTTTTCCCATCGCTTCACAATCACATCGCAGTAGTTGGGGCTGATTTCCATTCCGTAGCATTTCCGTCCTAATTGCTCGGCGGCGATTAGGGTTGAGCCACTTCCTAAAAATGTATCTATTATTAACCACCCTAATTTACTGCTGTTTTTTATTGCTCTTTCGCATAACTTGATTGGTTTCATTGTTGGATGCCCATCAGATTTTTTTGGCTTTGGATATTCCCAAATAGTATCTTGAGTTCTGTCCTCCACTCTTTGTCTGTTTTTTCCTTCTTTCCAGCCATATAAACAAGGTTCGTTTCTTGAGTGATAATCTCCTTGAGAAAGAACTAAAGAATCTTTCACCCATTGAATTGTTGGCGGCTTTGCTTGCCTCCATCCAACATCTCGAATTGCTCCTATAAATTCATAGGCGTGTATATCTGGATGCCAGATATAATAATTTGCTCCATCTCTCAAATTTAAGTTAACATTTATTAAGCAACCGTGAATAAATTTTCTTAACTTTTCCCCCTTTAAGTGATCATTTGTAACTCCTTCGTAATCGACTCCATAAGGCGGGTCGGTAAAAACCATATCTGCCTTTTCCCCATTCATAAGCCTAGACACATCTGCCTCGCTTGTTGAGTCACCACAAAGCACCCGGTGTTCCCCAAGAAGCCACAAGTCGCCCAGCTTGGTAATCGCATCAACTGGAACTTCTGGTACTTCGTCCTCGGTTACTTCTGGATGTGCGTCCTCCATCATCAAAGCAATCTCATCCATCCCGAACCCAGTAATTTCCATATCCAAATCACCGGTATCAATTTCCTCTAGGATGTCTTTGAGCATCGGCATATCGAACTCTCCGCTTAACTTGTTGAGGGCGATGTTGGCCGCCTTCTCCTTTTGCTCATCCAGATCGACCGCCCAAACATCCACCTCGGTTTTGCCCATCGCCTTATAGACCTTGAGCCTCTGGTGGCCTCCAACCACATTCCCAGTCCGAGCATTCCAAGTGATCGGCTGGATGTTTCCGAACTCCGCTAGGCTCTTGGTCAATCGACCCATCGCCTCATCGGAGATTTTTCTAGGATTATATTTTGACCCCGATATCTCGGAGATTTTTTTGGTTAATAGACAAGGATATTTCATAGGGTTAAAAAAAGTTACGCAAGATTTGTGGTGTAAGTGTTTGACATAAAGATTCTTGGGTCAACTCCCACAAAAAGTTCGCGGTCGGAACCTGTTTTGGGTGGTTTTTGCGATATAGGAGTCTCCTAAGTTGCTGATACCACGCACTAATGACCCTATCTTGCGTAAGTACCCTATAATCAACGACCCTGCTTGCGTAAGTCGCACTTGTGCCTTGTGTAAAATCTTGCGTAAGTCGCATATCCCTTTAGTCATAGCTCCCCCCCTGCCTCTTTAAACGCCTCGACTATTGGCCTTGCCTCCTCAACGAATTGGGTGCGTTGGGCTGGTGTCCATTGGGTTATGCTCTTGCGTGCTAGCCATTGCCTAGCCTTGATGATGTAGGAGTGCCAAGCCTGCTCGGCCTTGGGGTTGCTGGTCTCAATAGGGTCTGGGAGCAGGCCAGTCCAAAGGGCTAACTGCTTGAGGCCACCGGGGGTGGGGGCTTGGAGGGATGGCCTTGCCTTGGCTACACGCTCATAACGCCTTGCCTGCTCACCGTTTATTTGTGCTATGTCTTGGATGGCTTCGAGGTCTAGCCCCTCCTGCCTTGCCGATAGCAGGATGTCGCCGGCGTCTGCGGCTAGTCCGATGGCCTGCCCCATCTGTTCGATGGCTGTTTCCTTGGCTTTTTCTAGTGCCTTGACCGTGCGTTGTAGCTCCATGCCTATTTGCTTTTCGCTCATTTTGGGATGTCCTTTTTGGGTTATGCGTGAGCCTCGGCCAACTCCTCGGCCTCGACTTCTGCGGGTGGTTCGATCTCTCTGAATCTGTCTGCGTGAAAGCCTCTTTCTGGGTGCGGGGGCGTAGTTGAGCATGGGTTCTTTAGCCCCTCAAGGTAGACCACAACCTCGCCCTCTTGGCCATTCAGTCCTACCCCTACACCCATCCCCCTCACCACATACACCTTGTCCTTGATCGGTAGGTGGTTGTAGAAAAGGATGATCTCCGTGGGGAAGCGATCGTCCACACATATTACTTTCGAGCCTGCCCTCACCGTTTTTTTCCTCGTGGTTTTATGCCTTTTGCCCACGCTTCCGAGTTCCATTTGGGGCATTCTTCCCGCCTCTTTTTATGCACCCTCAAGGCTCGCTCCTTGTAGATTTGGCGTACTCGTTCGCTCCGTTGGATGCGTAAAACTAGGCCGGTGCGTTGGCTCAACTCCGTAAGCCGTGCCGAGATGGCCGCTCTGGTATAGGGCTTGCCGGTGCTTGGGTTGATGTAACGCTTTGCGATAGAGGTCAGCGAGTCGGGGCTTCGGTTCGTGGCTAGTGCCAGCAAGGATTCGTCCAAGGTGTCGTCCCGCCGATGCCTCAACATTTGGGAGTCGCCCTCGTGCTTTATGGTCTGCTCCACCACTTCTGCCGTGAGCTTTGCCAACTGGTCGAGGTCGATGCTTGGGTTCATCGCCTTCATCTTTGCGAGTCGTTCCTTGACCCGATCTTGGAGCGTGTCGATATGCTCTGCCATATCTGGCGTGTAACTAGCCAAGATTGAATCTGCTGGGTCTTGGCCGAGGTGGTTCATTTACTGGATTTCCACAACTGCCGTCCGTCCCACCCTCGCCAACTCCCGCCTTGCCTGCCGTTCTGATGCGTAGAAAAGGTCAACGACTGGTAGCCTAGATTTGCCCGATGCCTTTCGGGATATGACTGCCGTTCCTGTATCGTGGGCGTGATAGGTCTTGCCTTCGATGACTAGCTTTGTGCCGTAGGGGATAAGTCTTGGGTCTACCGCACAAGACTTGCCAGAAACTAACCGTTTTCCTGTTGAGCTTTTATAGCCAAACTCATCCTCGCCCAACCAATAGGCCGTGATTCTTGCCTTGATGGTTTTCTTCGGTGGTGGCCTTGGGGTTTCGACCATTATGTTTGCCCCCTGCACCGAACCTAGGAGGGCAATGGCTAGAATGAGGATGGCTTTTTTCATCGTTAGAAAGTGGAGTTGCTCGCACAAGTGGCGGTAGCGTCTCGATGGGGACTCGTCTCCCTTGGTTCTTTTGCCTTCTGCGTTGTCAATCGTGGCCTTGAGCTTGTCGATCTGTGCCTCGATTGCCTTGGAATCCATCTTATTGATTTTTTTGTTCACGCTTCAACTGCCTCCCGCCAATGGCATCGCTTGTTGCGTCTCTTTAGTTTGCCATCACCCTCAAGACAGCGGAGGTGATACTGGATTGCTCCGTGGGTTTTGCGAAGAACTTGGGCGATTGTGCAAGTTGGAATTTCGTTAGTAATCAAAGTGAACACGGCATCCCTCAACATATCGATAGTCGCTTGATTTCGGTTCTCTGCATAGAGCTTCGCCATCTCCTTGCCGGGGTAGCGGTCGGATAAAATGCCCTTGGCCTTTGCCTCCGAGGATGTGAAGGGTTCGTTCATCGAATATGCAAGCTACTTTGAGTCAGATTTGATGCAAGGGATGATTTTAAGTTGTTCATTTCTGCAAATAATACTCGGCTACTCGCTTGCCGCTGTTGGTTTGAACCGTTCGCTTCTCGATCTGATGCCCCGCTTTTTTCAAGTCGCAGATTCGGCTCGCCAACCGGAAACACTTGAACCATTCGAGGGCTTCCAGAGCCGTGAGGGTTCTCCCAGCTTGCAAGTGCGCTAGGATTCGAGCGTTCTGGTCGTTGCCTTCTGTCTTGATTGGGTGCGTGGTTCGCATAAAGGGAAGCTCGAACTGCTCGGCCTCTAACATTGCGATCATTTGATTCCCCTCCCAGTTGACTTCCGAGCCGTGAAGTTTTTGCTTTTTGCGTTCACGATTGAGGAGTGATGGCATCCCCAAGCGTGTGCAATCTCCTTTACTGTTAGCCCAGACTCATATTGAGCTTTCCAAATACCCCAACGCTTCTGAACTGTGTTGTGGGAGCGATTTCCCCTTGCCCTATACTTACCGAAGGTTGGCCGTAGCTCCCTTGGGATGTCTAGGGGGGTGGTTGTACCCATAACTAGGTTTGCAAGCCCTTTGGAGGCCAATTCTGATCGATTATGAGCCATCTGGGCGGTGAGTGTGCTTATGAGTTGCTCGAATTGGGCAATTTTATCCTCGCAAGACTTCACCCGGTGGATTGTGGCGGCTAAAGCTAGGTCGTTCACGGACACCCCGCCTTTTCCCACGCTTCGAGCGTCTGAAAGCCCATAATTTTGTATGTTGGTGGGGATTCGCACCCCGATTTGATTGGTTTCTTCATTGGTTGGTTTCCTTTCGTTGGTTGTTGGTTGCTTCTGCGCTGACAGTTCCTTGCACACGCTCTCCAATCCTTTACTGATGCCTTGCCCCCGACCTTCCATCCGTTCGATTGGTAGTAATCAAAAGCCGACTCCGCATCCGTCAATCTCCATCCGATCTCATTTGCAAAGGCAATCCATTCAGCGTGCGTGGGGCGCAAGCCCTCTCTCTCTTTCTTATTGTTATTGTTATTGTTATTGTGTCCCATCTTTTGATCATCTATGGACGATAGATGGTGCATAGATGGCTCATCTTTGGGGCATCTATGGGTTGTCCTTGACGCATAACCAGCCGATCTTTTGTTCATATCTGCTAGGGTTGCCGCCGTGCCGCCGTGGTAGATTGCCCCATCTTTAATCTCATAAACCCCTGCAACCTCAAGCTCTTGTAGTAGTGGCTTGGCATCTTGACCGACCATTCTGCTTATCTGTTCCGGGGTGGGTGGATTGCCGTTGATGACCAGCCTCCCGCCGGCGTTGGCCTTATAGATGAGGCAGACTAAATGAATCCATAGCCCCTTGGCCTCGAGACTCACCAACGATAGCTTCTCGTTGGAGAGCCAGCGGTTCGGCTCAAAGGGAAACCAAAATGAATCTCGCCTCATTTGTTTTTAACCTTTGGTTCTGTAAGCTCCCAATGGTCACATATTGCTTTTCTAAACTTATTTCGCTGTAAATAATTACAATAACTGTCCACAAAAACATCGCTAGGAGATTCCTTAAATTCAACAAGCACAAGATAACTAGCTCCGACTTTGCTTAAACACGAAATAGCTTTGAGTATTTGTGCGTGATTGTAACGCCATTCTGGGTATGAATTTGAGATTTGTCGTCGCTTGTCATATCCTTCATACTTTATTGCTTTCATTTCTTTTTGACCTCCGCATCACGCTTCTGATACTTCTTGGCTCGCTCCAATAGCTCTTTAGTGATTCGATGCGAGTAATCTAGATGGCTTATGATGTCCTTGTAGGATTCCCGCTTTGCGTGGTCGAAGTCTTTGAACAAGTCCCTCAATCTCTTGGACACAACGGAGTGGAATTGCTCTACGAGCTTTAGTCTCTTAACGCTCATAGTTGTCCCACCAGTCTTTTAACCAGCCCAACAATCGGCCGAGCAGATATAGCCCCAGAATGAATACGCTGTATGAAATGACCGCAACTACGAACCACACCGCTAAATGATTCACGATGTATGAAAGGAAAATCACCATTTGGGTGCGGTCGGCCACTTTGCCCAAAGTGTGACTTCGGTTTGTTGACCCCAATTCTGGGCGACATAGTCCCCTTGTAAGTATCTCCCGCCGATAACTTCTTTTCCATTATAGATAAGAACCCTGCTATTTTCATTTGGTATCTCCTTGGTTGTATTCCACTCCAGCATTGACCACTTGGTTTCCGGTATCCGAACATCAACGGCTGACATCTGCGAGCCTCCTAATTGCAACCACCACCTCGTTTAAGATTCCGGTGATGACTGCATCCTCCGTTCCGTCAGCCAGTTGTTGAACTAGATCGGCACATCGTTCTCTTTCGAGGTCGGCGGCCTTACTTCTTACATCGTTAAGGATGTCTTGGATAAGTTCAGAATGGGATTTCATCGGGTGTTCCTTTTCTTAACGACTCGGCCTCGAGGAGAATCTCTGCGATTATCTCGTTACGGATAATGTCGTTCTTGTATGGCTTGCCGTCTGCTCCGGGCTTGAGGTCTTGCCTAGACAACCACTCTAGGTAGTCCAATCCCTTATCTCCCAGCATAGCAATCTGCCGAATCGTTGAACCCTTATGCTTGCCGAACTTCAACTCCATATCCCTCGGCTCTGTGCCGTTGGTTTTGTTGGGGGAGTTGAGCTTGGCCGTGATATCTGCCAAGTCTGCCTTGCTGATCTTGGCGGGTTCAGCCTTCGGTGCTGGTTCGTATTTGTCTGTATTGATATCCTCGAACCCGCCGTGTGGTACTTCCTCGGCTGGGGTGGTAGATAGGCTCTTGTCGATTAGGACTACGATATGGGCAAAGGCAGAGCGACAAGCCCTACTGATTGCACGAGTCTGGCACATCGCCCTCTTGGCGTAGGTCGGACGCTTCTCCCACATCGGCTCATCGTCTCCCAGAAACCCCTCGGCTTGAGATATGACTTGTCCGTTGTCCATTCGCTTCACTTCACCGATGCAACGATAGCCATCTTCGAGACGCTCAACATCTCTTGCACTCGCAACGCATCCGTGAGCTACTGCGATGGATTGCCAGCCCTCGACACGAACATACTTCTTATCGCCCTTGCCTATCTGCTGGGCTGTTTCCATTACGATTGCCCTACACACGCCAGCTACATCGGTAGCTTGTCGCATATAGTTTTGCACTCCATTGGAATGCCCTAGTCCGTGGTCATTCTTCAATACTATCTGTTCATTCATTTGGTTGGTTCTTTCTTGGTTAGTAGTTTGGTTGTTCGTAGTGGCCGTACTCTTCACGCTCTTTTCTAACTGAACTTGGGAATCTAAAGAAAGAAAGGTCTTTCTTCATATCGTGTTCTTGGTCGGTGAACTTCTCGGCCTTGGGTTCTTCTGCTTTTGCTGTTTCTTTTTTTGTTGGTTTTTTCATTATGCTGTCCTCTCTTTTATTGTTTTTATTATCGGGGAAAGCCACTTAGTGCTGATATCGTGGGAGGGTATGCGGAAAACTAGGATGCCCATCGATGCGGCGAGGTTGTACTTTTCCATATCTCTCAAGAACCCGGTTGGCCTAGTGTGTCTGCCTCTGCTCCATACACCGCCTTCGAGTTCGATTGCTACACGCTCAATATGGTAATAGTCGAATCTAAATCTTCTGCCGTCAGCAAACTTATATTCCTTTAACAGCCCCCAACCGCCAAGGCTTCTCCAAAGAAGCTCGAACTTGGCTGATGGGGTGAGCTTCATTTTAGTTACGCCCTACCCAGTTCTTTGTGGGCAACAATAGCTCTGGTTCTTTTGGTTCTTTAGGCTGGTTGCCCTCGGCCACAATCTTGTCCATCTTGTCCAACTCGGCGGCAACATAAAGATAGAACTGCCTTCGATCATAGTTCTGCTGGTCGATGTGCTTTGCGAATATCCTCACCCCTTGCAGAATCAGAAGCCCAAAGAAAGCGACAAGGAAAATAATCACCAGCGAATCCTCTGTTTCTGCCAAGAGGGGGAACAGTAAGAGGGGTTGGTAATGTAAGGGTACTTGCCATCGTCCAAGGACTTCATCACGAAGCCTTCCCAGATAACTTCCCCCGCCTTATTATTTTGAAAGTTCATTTCGTCCCATATCGAATTGATCTTGTGGTGGGCGAGACGGACAAAGCGCAGGAGTTTATTGTTTGGGATATCAAAGGTGACGGCTTCTAGGTGTTCGATATCCTTCATGCGTTCCGCATAAGGCTTCGGATTGGCTGGGTCAAAAGCATCCATTACTACTATCGTTCCCTTGCCAGCCTTGGTTCGCATCCCCATAATCTCGCAATCAATATAAGGGGCTTTGATTCCAGCATTGGCAAGACGCTCAACCATCAGATTGTGATTCGATGCAATCTTTCCGTGGCGATTATATCCGATGCCAGTCTTTTGGTGGAATAAGCCCCGCCAGCCATTCGCCTTGCCCTCAATGGCTGTTTCTTTTTTGAACTCAATGTGCCAAGCCGGAACTGCGGAGGCTTGCGGTCTAGCGGGGAGTGGGAAGGATGTCATTGGTTTGTTGTAGGATTTCGATTTGAACTTGTAAAGGATTAATTGAGGAGATGTTCAACTATATAGAGGGTTGAGCCAGCACCTACGATTAGTCCGATGATGTATGCGATTAGGATTTTAGTCATTTGATTTCGTTTCCTTTCTGGGTTTGTATTTCTTTATCTACTCTCTCAACAGAAGCCCAAGGCAAGGTAGTGTGTCCACACCTATAACATCTATGCAGATCAAGGTCTTTAATGGTAATCCCCGCTATGTGGTAGTCCTCGACTACATCAATATATTTTCCCTTGTAACACTCAACGCACAAGCCTTCTGGGGGCATCATCCCGTGATCTAACGCAAACTCCTCGCCACACTTCATCATTAACTCTGACATATCTACTGGCTCTTCCAACCACCAATCATCCTTCGTAACGCAGATGGTGTATGTTTCCTCGCCGTAATAAAACTTATGCTTTGTTGCTTCTGTGTTGCTCATCGGAATAAACGCTTTCTTCCATTTATATTAACTACAAAGGGTTGGTCTAGCTGTTTTTCTATTAACCTTCTTACTTGTTTTGTAATCTTTGGGGATTTTGTTTTATTGTTTTTTGCTTTCATTTGGTTGTTCCTTTCTTGGTTGGGGGTTAGGCACAATTCTGCCAAAAAAACTCACGAGCGGCCTCGATGCTGGCAATTACCCTCAAGGCATCTTCTTCTGGGCATTTTGAAATAACATTTCGAGCAATGTCTAACTTGCTTTCTGTCCCATATTTCACAAGATACCCAAACCCTTGCCGAATTTCGTAGGGCAGATTTGCTATTTTATTACTTTTGCGAGTGACTTTAACCGCACTCACCTTGGTGTTGGTTGTTGTTGCTTGCATGCCCACACCCTATCACACTCCCCCAAGTTGTAAAGGGTTTATTTATCTTATTTTGACGATTGTTCGTAAGTCCCTATAAATACGCTACTTACGAGGGGACTTTGCGGGGGGAATCTTGTAGAGTTGTATCTTTCGCAGGGCGGGTTTGTTTTTTGTTTGGATAACGAAGGTATGTTTTATCATCTCGATTTGTTTTTTTTCCAAGAGATTCCGCAAAGCTCGATGGGTATAGCTGGCACTTTTTTTCCAAATGTCTGCAATCTCATATCGTGTGAGATATCCCTCTGGGCGAGGTGGAGCAGAGAGGTGGTTAATGTGTTTTACTAAAAGCTCTTGCCAAGGATTTCGTGGTTTCATATCAAAATGCTTTTATGTCGGTCGGCAGATAAAACTTATTCCCCCTCTGCCGTGCTTGGAATACCTCATGCGTCTTGTCTGGGTAGATCGCTCCGAACGCCCAGCCGTGTTGCCAGCGGAGTCTTCGGAGTTGGCCTCGATTATATTCCGGTGTCTTGTTGCAGAGGCATCCGATATTGTAGCCAGTCCGAGGGTCAATGGAGACGCTACGGAAATAGTCGATGGCGTGGGTATGGCCGAAGATAACATCGCCGTATGCGTCTGCGTGTTGCTTGCCTGAGTGCATTGCGTGGCCGTAGCCGTGAACGAATGAGAGCGAGCCACACTTGTAAATCCCACCGACTGAATCATAGGGAAACATTCTTGCCTTGGTCTCCTTCATTATCAATTCGATATTCTCTATCCCATCATTTGCGTAGTCACGAGCCACTCCACTTCGGCAGTTCCTCGCCATATCAAAAATCCGTTCATCGTGGTTGCCCCTTAAAAAGATTCTCTCATCGCCGAACTTGAAGAACTCCCGCAAGAACTCCTCCCCGCAGTCCCAATCCTTTTGCAGACTGGATGCTTGCTCCTCATCACCAGCCCCCTTGCGAATGGCTCGAAAGTCCCAGAGGTCGCCGATGCAAACTACGAGGTCGGGTTTGTATTCCTTAGTAAAAGCGAGCAGGGCTTTCACCGAGGGAGCGTCTTGTTCGTCGCCGTGGATATCACCACAAGCGACAAACTTTATTGGCTTCATAAGGGTTTAGATTGACCTGTAAGAGTTGTGTAAATAAGATTGCAACACTCTCTAGCTCGTGGGTTTGTCAATGTTTCGTCCGTGCATCCATCCCTTGCTAATTCCATCACGATGTGCATTTGCTGGCGAAGGGTGAGGAGATAGGTCAGTTGGTCGGTCGCCTCCTCAATCGCATTCTCTACGAGTCGTGCCGTGGGCATCTCCCACAATTTTGTCCCGCCGTGTTCTACTACCCCTTTTTTATATTTCCTTTCCATCGACTCGACCGCCGCCATTTGCAAGGTAGTGAGATGGAGATCGTGCTTCTTTGTAAAAACTTTCTCTTCTGTTTTCTCCACGCCCTGCTCTGATGTCATCCTTTATCTGCTAGACCACGGACGCTTGTTGACTAGGGAAATCTTTTGCTTGTTCACTCCCTGCTTTTGTGGCGAGACAAGTTCCCGCCATCCAGAAATGTTTGCATCCTCAAGATGGGGCTGTTCCCAGTCCAATCCTCGAAGGCCGTGCTTCTCTGCAATCTTGCGGGTGATTGAATAGCCTTGGTCATCGTCCCAAGAGGCCACTAGATCGCCACTAGGAGTGCGAGCTAGGGGAACATAGTCAATGGCGTGACTCCCCTTGCCTTGGTCAATGTGGAGCGATTGCGGGGGTATTCCACGA